ATGGCCGAGGCGCATTTCTGGGCCAATGACCGCCCCATGCACCCGAGCCTTGTGCGCGACATCGTTGAGGGCATCAACGCCAAGTTCCGCGAGCTGACCCGCCAGGGCTACCTGCTCGGCGGTGAGTGCTGGTACGACGCCGACGCCAACGAGAAGGAGACGCTCAAGGCCGGCAAGCTCTTCTTGGACTACGACTACACCCCGGTCCCGCCGCTGGAAGACCTGACCCTGCGCCAGCGCATCACTGACCGCTTCCTGGTCGACTTCGCCAGCCGCGTCAACGCCTGATCCCCACCCTGAACATCCGGCGCCCCCTGGGACGCCCTCTGGAGAGCTGCCCCCATGGCCATGCCCCGCAAACTCAAGAACATGATGCTTTTCAACGACGGCTACTCCTACCTGGGCGTCGCCAAGTCCTGCACCCTGCCGACCCTCGGCCGCAAGATGGAAGCCTTCCGCGGCGCCGGCATGAACGGCCCGGTCAAGGCCGACCTGGGCTTCTCCGACGACGGCATCCAGCTGGAGTGGACCCTTGGCGGCCTGGACCTCACCGCCCTAAAGCAATTCGGCGCCGTGGGCGCCGCAGCCGTACCCCTACGCTTCACGGGTACCTACCAGCAGGACGACACCGGCGAGGACACCGCCGTCGAGGTCGTGGTCCGCGGCCGCCACGAAACCATCGAGATGGGCGAAGCCACACCGGGCGAGGACACCGAGCACAAGATCACCACCACCTGCAGCTACTACAAGCTGATCGTGGCAGGCGCGACCGTGATCGAGATCGACCTCCTCAACTTCGTCGAGACCGTCGGTGGTGAAGACCGCCTGGCCAAGCAGCGCGCTGCCCTCGGCATCTGATCCCTCCCATTTTCCGGCCCGCTGCGGCGGGCCAGTCCTAGCCCATTACCTGGAGTACCACCATGAGCGATACCACCCAAGACAACGTCGTCGTCCTCGATCAACCCATCACGCGCGGCGAGACCACCATTGCCCAGATCACCCTGCGCAAACCTAACGCCGGCGAGCTGCGCGGCGTTTCCCTGGCCGAACTGCTGCAGCTGGACGTCGCCGCGATCATGCGCGTGACCCCGCGCATCAGCATCCCCAGCCTGACCGAAGCCGAAGTCCGCTCCATGGATCCGGCCGACCTGGTCGACGTCGGCGGGAAGATCGCTGGTTTTTTGCTCAAGAAGTCGGTCAGGGCGGAGCTCTCCCCGTCCGCGTAGAGGAAGCGATGGCGGATCTCGCCATCACCTTCCACTGGCAACCAGCCCAGCTCGACCAGCTGGGCCTGGCTGAACTGATGGACTGGCGCGAGCGCGCCCGCAAACGAGTCGCCCCCGATGGCCAATGACCTGCATATCCGCGTCCTCCTGTCCGCCCTGGACAAGGTCACGGCTCCCCTCAAACGCATCGCCGGGGGCGGCAACGCGACCGCCCGGGCGCTCAAGGCCGCCCGGGACCGGGTCAAGGAGCTGAACCAGCAGCAGCATGACATCAGCGCCTACCAGCGCCAGCGCGAGGCCGTGCGCCAGAGCGCCGAGGCGCTCGCCAAGGGCCAGGAGAAGCTGCGGTCCTACCGCGAGCAGCTCAAGTCCATGGACGCCCCATCCGCTGCCTTCCAGAAGACCTTCGCCAACGCGGCCGCTGCCGTCGACAAGCTGCAGGCCAAGCATTCCGCCCAACGCACCGAGCTCCAGCGCCTGCTGCCGATCATGCGCTCGGCCGGCGTCGATACCCGCGACCTCGGCGGCGCCCAGGCTCGGCTGCAGGCGCAACTCACCAGCGCCAATGCCGCGATCGACACCCAGCGGGGCAAGCTTGACCGCCTCAATCGCACCCAGGAGAAGCTGGCCAGCGCCCGGGGTAAGCTCAAGCGGGGCCAGGAGCTGGCCGGCAACGCCGCCATGGCCGGCGCCAGCTCCGCCGCTACCGGCGCCGCGATCGGCGGCCCGGTGCTGGGCATGATCAAGGCCTTCGCCCCGGCCGAGGACGCCGCCACCCAGCTACGCGCCTCGCTGATGCTTAGCGACGGCACCGCCCCCAAGGAATTCAAGGAGATCTCCGACCTGGCAACGCGCCTGGGTGATCGCCTGCCCGGTACCACCGCTGAGTTCCAGGAAATGATGACCATGCTGGTGCGCCAAGGGATGTCGGCCAAGACCATCCTCGGCGGCATGGGCGAGGCTGCGGCCTATCTGGGCGTTCAGCTCAAGATGCCGGTCACCGAGGCGGCTGAGTTCGCCGCCAAGATGCAGGACGCCACACGCACCAGCGAGAAAGACCTCATGGGTCTGATGGACACCATCCAGCGCGGCTTCTACCTGGGCGTCGACTCCAACAACATGCTGGAGGGCTTCAGCAAGATCAGCCCGGCGCTGGACATCATCAAGAAGGAAGGCCTCGATGCGGCCAACGCCCTGGCCCCTCTGCTGATCCAGCTCGACCAGACTGGCATGGAGGGCGGCGCCGCCGGCAACGCCTTGCGCAAGATCTTCCAGATGGGCATGGATACCGACAAAGTCGGCAAGGCCAACAAGGGTCTCAAGGACAAGGGAATTAAGCTGGACTTCACCGACGGCAAGGGCGAATTCGGCGGCATGGAGAAGCTCTACGCCCAGCTGGACGAGCTCAAGGGCCTCAACACCGAGACCCGCCTGGGCGTGCTGAAACAGGTCTTCGGCGACGACTCCGAGACCCTCACCGCGCTCAATACCATGATGTCCAAGGGACTGGCCGGCTATCAGGAAGTCCAGGGCAAGATGAAGGCCCAGGCCGACCTGCAGATGCGCGTCAACGAGCAGCTGGGCACCCTTTCCAACACCTGGGAGGCCGCGACTGGCGCCTTCACCAACGCCCAGGCCGACTTCGGCGCCGCCATTGCGCCCCAGCTCAAGGAAATCATCACCTGGCTGAGCGACCTCGCCGGTAAAACCGGCGCCTGGGCCCGCGAGAATCCGGTCCTCGCCGGCAACCTGGTCAAGGTGGCCGCGGTGCTGTCTGCCGTCTCGATCGCCTTCGGTACCGTCGCGCTGGGCGTCGCCGGCGTGCTTGGCCCCTTCCTCGCACTACGCTTCATGCTTGCTCAGGTCGGTATCCGCCTGCCCAGCGTGCTGGGCTTGCTCTTCAAGCTGGGCAAGGGCGCTTTCCCCCTGGTAGCGGCTGGCCTCCGCATGATCGGCGCCGCCGCGATCGCCAACCCCATTGGCGCTGTCCTCTTTGGATTGGTCACCGCCGGCGCCCTGATCTACGCCAATTGGAAAACAATTGGTCCGTGGTTCGCAGGGGTATGGGCGGAGATGAAGGCGCGAGCCACGGGTGGTATTAATGGCATCGCTGGGCTGATCCTGGACTTCTCGCCGATCGGCCTCTTCTACCGGGCCTTCGCCGCCGTGCTGAATTACTTCGGCCTGGAGCTGCCTACCCGGCTGACCGAGCTCGGCGCCGTGCTGCTCAATGGCCTCACAGCGGGCGTCAGCAGCGGGATCAGCGGCATTGCCCGCCAGATCCTCGACTTCTCGCCGGTCGGGCTCTTCTACCAAGCCTTCACTGCCGTTCTGAATTACTTCGGCTTCGACCTCCCGGCCAAATTCACCGAACTCGGCGGCATGATCATGGACGGCCTGGTCAGCGGCATCACCGGCCGGCTGGGCGCGGTGAAAGATGCCGTGATGAGCGCTGGCCAGAGTGCCATCACCTTCTTCAAGGAGAAGCTGGACATCCACTCCCCGTCCCGCGTCTTCGCCGCCCTGGGCGAATACACCATGCAGGGCCTGGCGGTCGGCATGGGCAAAGGCGAAGGCAGCCCCCTGGGTCAGATTGCCGACACCGCCAAGCGTATTGCAGCTACGGCAACGGCAGCGCTGGCCATCGGCGGTACTCCGCAGATGGCAGCAGCCCAACCACTGCCATCTGCCCAGCAGCAACAGATGGAGGCGGTACGCCAAGTCACCCAGCAGCCGGCAACTATCACGCTGGCCCAGCCGGCCGGTGACGCCACGCCGCTGCAGCGGCAGATCGAGTCAGTACGCCAGGCCATCATGCAGCCGGCCGCAGCCGCTGTCCCGGCGATCGCCAAGGACGCATCACCGCAGAGCCGGCAGATTGAGGCGGTACGCCAGACGACGCTGCAGCAGCCAGCACGCGAGGCGATCGCCTTCGATAGCCGGCCCGCGTTGCCGCCAGCGCCGCTTCCAGCGCCCGCAACGGGCGACCACTACGAAATCCATATCCACGCTGCGCCTGCGCAGGATCCGCAGGCCATCGCCCGTCAGGTCCGTGCCGAGCTGGCCCGCTTGCAGGCCGAGAAAGCCGCCCGCAGCCGCAGCAGCCTCAGAGACAGGACCTGACCACTATGATGATGGCCCTCGGCAATTTCATCTTCAGCCTCTACACCCTCGCCTACCAGGAGCTGCAGCGGCAGACCGACTACCGCCACGCCAGCAGCTCCCGCGTGGGCGCCGCGCCGGCGCGCCAGTTCCTGGGCAAGGGCGACGACAGCATCACCCTGCCCGGCTGGCTCGCGCCGGAGCTCGCCGGCACGCCCAGCAGCCTGGACGTGCTGCGCTACATGGCCGGTACCGGCGGCGCCTGGCCGCTGATCGAGGGCAGCGGGCGGATCTACGGGCTCTGGGTCATCGAGAGCATCACCGAGACCAAGACGCTGTTCTTCCAGGACGGCACCCCGCGCCGCATCGAGTTCAGCATCGCCCTCAAGCGCGTCGACGACGACACCGGCCGCGAGCTGCTCGGCGCCGGCATGGCCGGCATGGGCACCCTGCTGAGGAAGCTGCTGTGATCCAGGAGCTGCTCGACACCGCCACCGGCCAGCTCCGCACGCTCGGCCGCGACCTGGTGCAGGGCGCCGCCTATGCCCAGGCGCGCTACCAGATCCTGGTCGACGGTAAGGACATCAGCGCCCTTATCGCGCCACGCCTGATCAGCCTGGATCTGACGGACAACCGCGGCCTCGAGGCCGACCAGCTGAGCCTGGTGCTGTCCGACCATGACGGTCTGCTGGCCATCCCGCCCCGGGGCGCCAAGATCCGCCTGTGGCTCGGCTGGTCCACCACCGGCCTGATCGACAAGGGCAGCTACATCGTCGACGAGACTGAGCACAGCGGCGCGCCTGACGTGCTCAGCATCCGCGCCCGCAGCGCCGACCTGCGCAAGGGCCTTAAGACCAAACGGGACCAGAGCTACAGCGCCACCACCCTGGGCGCCGTGCTGCGCGTCCTGGCCACGCGCCAGGGGCTCACCCCGCTCATCGCGCCCGATCTCGAAGCGCAGCCGGTCCTGCAGCTGGATCAGACCGGCGAATCGGACGCCAACCTCCTCACCCGCCTGGGCGAAGACTACGACGCGGTGGCCACCGTGAAGGCTGGCCGGCTGCTGTTCCTCCCGGCCGGCGGCGGCAAGGCCGTCAGCGGCGCCGATCTGGGCCACGTCACCCTCAACCGCCAGGATGGCGACCAGCACAGCTACCTGCAGGCCGACCGCGAGAGCTACGACGCCGTGCGTGCCTTCTACTATGACGTCAACAGCGCGAAGAAGCAGAAGGCCATTGCCGGCAGCGGCGATAACGTGAAAGACCTGCGCCACAACTACGCTGACCAGCGCTCAGCGCTGCGCGCCGCCCGGGCCGAGTGGAACCGCCTACAGCGCGGTACCGCCACCCTCACCTACCAACTCGCCCTGGGCCGGCCGGAGCTCATGCCCGAACTCACCTACACCCTGCAGGGCGTGAAGGCCGAGATCGACGCCATCATCTGGTACGGGGGAAACGTGCAGCACAGCCTCACGGCGGACGGCGGCTACACCACCCGCCTGGAGCTGGAAGCCAAGCTGCCGGAGGACCTGGTCGCCGACCTGGTCGACGAGATCCAGGGCGACTACACCGGCATCATCGCCTACTACCGAGATCCGAAGACCGGTAAGGAGCACACCCTCAACGAGGGCGACCAGAGTAAGCCACGGCGGCTTAGGCACCTGTACGCGACCAAGGCGACGGCAAAGCGGGCGGTGGAGCGGGAATGGAAGAAGTTGCAGGCCGAGAAAGCGCAAGCATGAACAAACCTGGGGCGTTCGAGAATGGTGCCAGTAGCGTCTACTGAACCGAATTGACTGTGATACGTGCGGCCTAAGCCCGTGCAATCGGCAAAGCAATGAACTCACCTTGCTAGGGTTATTCAAACAGCGCAGCCTAGGAGCCCTTCATGGAATCACTCGCGCAACAATTAAATGCCCTCAACCCACCGCTCAGACACGAAATCGAGTCACAGGGCGAGGTGATAGTTTTCACGCTTATCGATCCAGCTCGACCCGCTCGGGTGTCTAGGAGCTTGAGCAAATCATTGGTAAGCAATACCGAGCTGCTCTACACAGTCATCAGAGATGCGGTGAATCAAATTCGAGAAATGGGATGCCATCCACCGATCACGGCTGATCAGATCTATCCAGACGGCTAAGCCACCTCGGCTTACCCCCAAGCGGTGACCTATTTATGACGTACGCCAATCGTGAGCGCGACGGAGAGATCCTTCGCGACGTTTGTGTTATGGCGAGAGAAATGTGGATTGCTGATCAGCAACTCGACGACACACTGATCGATTGGGATAAGCTCGATGACCTGGTCCACCAGGCGGCTGCCATCAAAGCGGCAGTAAAGGTGGGGGTTCAGGGGAAAGCTTGGAGAGACCTGGTTGACCGCCATCGTCGTCCAGGACAAACGATGTTGCAGCTTTGTTGCCAAGCTTGGTAGACCCCTAAATAGGGTCTAGGCCACACACGTCTAACAGCTTCTCAAGACTCCAAGGCTTTGGCAGCAGGGTGACATGCGAAATCTGCTGAATAGGCCCATCAAAGTAACCTGACGAAACTATGATTGGGAGGTCCGGGCGGTTCGTTCGAGCAGCGAATACCAAGTCGATTCCTGTCTTTGACCCGGGCATTTTTACGTCTGTGAATAACAGATCTAGCTTGTCGACATGCTGGTGCAAATTCGCACATGCCTCATCGGCCGTTTGGAACGTGATGACCTCATATCCAGCGTCTTCGAACAGATCACTGAGCATCTCGGCTAGGACTTTCTCGTCCTCTGCAATCAGTACATGACGTTTCACTTGCTGTTTTCCGGCAATCACATACAGCCAAAGACGTCGGGACTGGGCAGTGTTATCCGTCTTGTACGATGAGAGGTCGCTTGTAGAACTTTTCTGACGTTTTTCGCATTTGCTGCGCGCTTTTTTTTAGGATCTGTACAGCGTCTATATGGCCTTTGGCAACTTGCCCCGTCTCGTCACCCTTCTCACCATAGTCTAGTACGCCTATTTGGCTGATCGGTCTCCGTGCGCAAAGAATGTTCCAAAGAGCTCTCTGCTCGGGTCAATAAGCGCTCGATCTGGTCAAATATGCTCTAAATTTCTGACGGCCAAGGCCAAAAACAGGCAGCTCACCACCTAACCTAGCTCAGGCACGATATGGCACCTCGTCAGGAAGCCGGCCACTAGCAATGAAATGAAACACTTCCAAATATGCTCTAGCGCTGCGCTTAAGACCGGGACCCTTTCAGGGCATGAAAATTTAGCTACAGTCGTTTGCGCTTATAGGATGGCTAAACTATAAATATCAGAAGACGTTAAAAGGCTTCCAGCACAAGGTCACGCGAGAAGGAATATGGAAAAGAAGAAGGAAACCAACTTTGGTTGGGAAGACCTACATTTCGACCATAGCGCACTGCGAAAACTCTCCGTTTCGCCTGGGCAGTTTATAATTTCCGTCTCAGGAATATTGGAATGCCACTCAGGCGACATCGATCGCCATCTGAACTGGCAGATCGAAAGCATAGATATAGAGACCTGCACCTTTTTCCGGGAAGTCACTTGGATCGCAGATTGCGTTCGCAGTGCACTAAGAGAAAAAAAGGGAGTTATTACAGTAGGGCAGTCCGCGATGCAAGCCGCGCGAATTTCAATCAGAGACCACTGGGGCAATCTCGTCTTTGCTGCAAAATTCAAACCCCAAGACGAACAAGTGGACTGGATTAGTCCTTGTCGAAATACCCAAGAAGAAAAGTCAGTAGCTGAATCAGTAGGCAAAATTCTGGCAGAAGCAAAGTTCGAACGAGAATGGAATAATTCCTCAGTGGCCAAGGAACTGGATATTTACGCACACTTACTTGCGGCCAAGCTGACTCACCCTAAATGGCGAGAGCCGATGCTGTCCCTATTAAGTCTCAAGCGTAAATTTTCATAGTCTCACAGTTTTGTGGATGGTGGCCTGCACTATTATGGGCTCTAAGCGGTCGCGCTTTTCGGTACTTCACAAAAGGCTTACCACGGCTGTTGTGGACGTACCGATCAGCGACAACTCGTAGGGCGTCTAACTTCGATCAGTCCTGCAGACGACCCGCTAGCTGGGACAAGTCCTGGGAAACGCCGTGGAGACGTTCGCTGGCGCTCTGGGTACGTTGCAAGTCCTCTTCATTGTGTCGGGCGACGGTGACGATCTCTGCCAGGTTACGGGCGATGTCCTCGGCCACCGAGGTCTGCTCCTCGGCCGCAGTGGCGATTTGCCGATTCATGTCGCGGATGGCTTCCACGGCAAGAGTGATGCTCCGCAGCCGCTCGCCAGAAGCCACCACCTGATCGCGTCCGGCACTGCTTTCGGAGGCGCCCGCACGCACCGCTTCGGCCGCTTCGTGCGCGGCGCCTTGCAGCGTCGCGATCAGCTGATGGATCTCGCTGATGGAACTGGCTGTGCGCACCGCCAAGCTGCGGACCTCATCGGCCACCACGGCGAAGCCACGCCCGGCGTCCCCAGCCCGAGCGGCCTCGATGGCAGCGTTGAGCGCCAGCAGGTTGGTCTGGTCGGCGATGCCGCGAATGACCTCCAGCACACTGCCGATGCGCTCACTATCGTGTTCCAGGCGGGCGATGACGGCGGCGGTGCGGGTGATTTCATTATGCATCCGCTCGATGGTGGCGATGGTCTGGGTCATGCTCGTCTCGCCTTCCTGGGCAGCGCGATCCGCATCGTTGGCTGCCGTGGCGGCACTGCCGGAGTGACGGGCCACCTCTTCCGCCGTGGCGCTCATCTCGTGCATGGCGGTGGCCACCTGATCGGTACGCGAAAACTGGTCGCGGATACCCTCGCCGCTGCGTTGGGCGATGGCGCCCAGTTCCTGGGTAGTGGCGTCGAGCGCCCCGGTGCCCTGGCGCAACTGGCTGGCCAGATCGACGAAAAAGTCGCGCAGGCGATTGGCGGCGCGGGCAAGCCGACCCACCTCGTCGCGCCGCGACTCGGCCAGGGGCTGCCCAAGGCGACCCTCGCTGAGCTGGACCAGTTGCTCGGTTACCCGCGCCAGCGGCCCGACGATACGGCGGTTGACCAGCCAGGCGCTGAGCAGGGCGATCAGGGCAGCGAAGGCGAGCATGGCGCCGACCGCCAACAGCACGGTGCGCCGCGCCTCGGCACTTAGGGCCTCGGCCTGACCGTTGGCGCGCGCGTGTAATGAGGTGACTAGGCTAGACAGCTGCTCGCTGGTAGCCCGGTCGATGCCCTTGACCGCGGCATCGCCCTGGGCGGCGGCATAGTCCGCGGCGACATAGGCCGCCAGGCCGCGCCGATAAGCTTCGCCCATCTCCCGGTGGCTCTGGGCAAGTCGCTCTAGGCGCTGTCTCAGCTCGGGTTCGTCGGCCCGCCGCTCCAACTGTTCCAGTGCGGTCTGGACCCGCGCCTCCTCCTCCTGGAATTGCTTCCAGTAGCGCTCGCGCTGGTCGGCGGCACCGCCGCGCAGCAGCACATTTTTCCACTCCTGCACCTGGGACTTGAAGGCCAGGTTGGTGGCGTCCACCAGCCGTGCCTCCTCGAGCGGACCAGTAAGGAGTTTTTGATAGCCGTCCAGTTGCCGGGACAGCAGGCCGAAACCGGCCAGAGCCATTGCCAGCACCAAGACCAGGCTGCCGCCGATGAGCAACAGCAGTTGAGCACGCAGGGAACGAGAGGGAGTCATAGGAAGAAGACCGAATGGACAACATTGACAGTCACTTCACTACAGATTTATTGCAGTAACGTTTCAAAGATTTGAAAGACCGACTATTTCTGTAATGGTCCGCCGCGCGGTTGTTTTGCGGCTACAGAAGGTGCTATTCACCTGAAGACAGCATTGGACAGAGGCAAATTAACAACCTATATCGGCAAGCTCTTCGTAACTGCGGTCGAGATGCCGGGATCCCTTTTTACCAGATGATCCCAGTTGGCGATGGGATTTGGCCGTTTACCAGCGTGCTCGCCCTCTGAGTGCACACATTATTACGGCACCTCCGGCAGTTGCTCCTCGTACGGTAGATCATGTGGAGCGGCGATCCGCTCCTGGAGCTGATTAGCATACGCCTGAGCTTCCGGCTGCGAGGCGAAACGCACGTTCATACCTGCTACAGATACACACCACGGCTGAGAGGCGGCTTCAGTCTCCTGATCGAATGTGACGTCTATCATGATCTTCTCCAATTAGTGACTTACTGGTCACAATAGTGTCATTGCTTAGTGCGTTGGAAAAATAGCGGTAACGTTCTATATCTTTTCGCAGTCTTGCTTCGTTACCTCTTAAGAGGAGGCCACTGGCGGCTCACCAGTTCCGACGCTTCGTCGTCAGGATATTCTGCAACGTACATCGGTGGTCGCACATGCGACTGCTGTCACGCTAGGCGCCAAGGCTGCAATCGATCAACGCGTAGACGCTCATGGCCGCAGGTCTCGCATCAGGAAGTCCACCACGCCCCATAGCTCGACCTCGCCGATCAGGTCGAGGGGGCGCGGATGGCCATCGCGCCCGATCGTGGCCAGCAGTTGCTGCCGCTCCTGAGCACCGTGCAGAGCCGGTGCTCACAGTCGGCAACCACGATCACCGCTCGCCCGGGCTCGACATCGCCGGCACGGTCCACGACCAGGACGTCACCTTGGTGGATGCTCAGCCCCGCGAGGGCTTCGCTGTTCACCAGCCAGAGCCAGAGGTTGGGCGCGCCCCAGCCAATCGCCTCATCGATCGAAAGCGGCAGCTGCGCATGATCCTCGGCCGGGCTCTGAAAGCCGGTGATCTTCAACCGCGCCTGGGAAAGCGCGAGCTGGGCGAGTCTGCGACCCCGTGTCTGGAAAGCGTCCATGGTGGCACCTTGATACTGTACGTTTAAACAGTATAAGTGACGGCATTAGAAAAAGGTCAACAGACGAAGCGACGAGTGGAGCTCAGACCTTGGGAGAAATGCCTTGAGGCCGGCTGTAGCACCCTCCTCATCCGGATCACTTCGCCCCCATCCTGACCTCGGTTCCTACAGAGGCTAAACACTTCCGCGTAAGTGGCCCGCTTACCCGGGCCAGGTCCAGCACTAGCAAATAGACCCGTTGCTGATCATCCCGGGATAGCACTCTCACTGCCTCCAGCAGTTGCGCCTCGTATTCACAGGCTGTCGAAGGCACCGATTGTCGTCCGGAGATCATGAAAGGGGCTTGCTTGAGCTGTTCCATAGGTACTGCACACTCCTTGTTACTGTATACAAATACAGTACATTTTGTGATGCAGTTCGCCAACTATCGAAAGCGGCTTGAAACAAAAAGCCCAGCTCTGGGCTGGGCTTTTGCGTTTCTTTTTGAGGCCTTCAGGGCTTGCCGGAATCTAGGCTGCCATCTGCCGCAGCCATGGCAAAAGCCATACGGCGCACCGACTCTTTGTTGTAGTCGGACATACCTCTGACGTAGAGAAGAATCTCCGCCTCCAGCGGCCCAACAGAAGCTTCGCTGATGGCAGTAGAGCGTTGTCCCGTGATGACGAAGGACACATCCACACCTGCGCGAGATAGCGCTTCCAGATATAGAGCGTCAGGGCTCCGCTCATCCTTCTCATACTTCACCTGGGCGTTTGTCTTCACGCCGCCGATTTCGCCGAAAACCCCCTGAGACATGCCGAGGCGCTCGCGCTCCTCCTTCAACCGGCTGCCGATTGAACTCATTTGAATAGACTTACCCTGTTGACTTAACTCATTTGAGTGATACAGTTCGCCTGACTTAACTCATTTGAACGAATTTGAACTATGACAGCGCTACGCACGCCGGCACAAGCACGCGAGGTCTTGGAGCGCGAGGGCAGGAGCATCGCGGACTTTTGCCGCGAGCATGACCTTGATGCTTTCACCGTCTACCAGGTACTGGCAGGCAAGAAGAAAGGAAAAAGAGGCATGGCCCACCGCGCTGCGGTACTGCTGGGCATCAAGGATGGAGAGGTAGCCACCGCTAAGGCAGAACAGTACGGACCACTGGCCCAGGGAGAAACTGGAAGATGAAACGCCCTGCCCTAGAAACCCGTCGCCAGGTCATCAGCGCCGTGATCTGCGCCTACCCGGGCGGTCGTGAGTGCGCCGCCGCCCGCCTCGGCCTGCCACTCAAGAAATTCGACAACCACGCCTACGAGACCGCCGGCTGCCGCCCGCTCAATGACCAGCAGATCCTCCTGCTGGAACAGGAGACCGGCACCACCTACTTGGTGGACTACCTCGCGGCTCAGTACGGCGGCTTCTTCGTGCGCCAGGCCGAGGTCGGCGATCTGGACAACCTAGATCTCTACGCCCGCTCGGTGAAGACCGCCGTCAAGCGCGGCCTGGTGGACCAGATCATCGGCCAGGCGCTGGAAGACGGCGTTATCGATGAGAAGGAAATCGTCCAGATCCTCGGCGCCCACCGCCGGCACCTGGCAGCGCCTGAGGAAGAGATCTGGGCAGTGATCACGCTGCATGCGGCGAGAAGCAACGGCCGCAAGCACTAGCCACAAGACACACCCTGAAAGCCTGCCAAGACGGCGGGCACGAAGTCGGCGCGGAGCGCCAGAACCCGGCTAGGCCGGAGCCGCCGAGGCGGCAGGGAAGAGAAATGGCGTTGTTCAAGAAACAGAAGAAGGGGCAGTTCTGGTGCTGCTTCTGCGGTGCGCCTCTGGTCTGCCGGACCAGCTGGTTCGCCCACGTATTCCTGCGCCAGCAGGTATTTCAGTGTCACTACGCGCCGTGCAGCGCGTCGTTCTACGCCCACACCGAGCTGACCCACCTGGCCAGCCCCAGCGGCCTACCCAACGCGCCGGCCTGCGAGCTGCCACCCAGCACTAGCCACCTCAACGCCATGGCGCAGAAGGTATACGCCAGCAATCTCGCCATCCGCGAACAGCAGCTCGGTCTGCTCGACGACCAGGAAGAAGCCCAGCAGCCCGCCAGAGAGGACATCGCATCGTGACTACCGCCAACCACCCCACTGACTACCTCGACACCATGCAGGCCGCTGCCCTGACCTACCTGCGCCGCCATGAATGCGAACACCTGGGCCACAGCCAGGCCCTGCTCACCTGCGCCGCCGAGCACCTACAGCTGATGGGCGTACCCCAACACACCGCCGAGCGCCTGGTGGCCCGTGCCCATGACCAGCTCGAAGCCCTCAAGGGCCATCGCTTCCTGGACATCGATTCCAGCACCGGCGACGTCGTCGTCCTGGTCAACCCGGCCACCGGCCTGCGCTACCGCATCCCGGTCCAGGAGATCTTCGACGCCCTGATCGACGAAGACCCCGGCACCCAGCGCGCCACCCGCTAACCCCCTGACTTCCTGATCCATGCCCGCCTTGCGTGGGTATGGGTGAACTGCGCCTTTTTGCAGCGAGAACCACCATGCCGAACACCCTTCCCGTCCAGATCGAGCTGCCGTCGGCGGTCGCTGAATCCTTCGCCCGCTGGCTCCAGGGCCGCGCCGACTACACCGTCAACCAGCACTGGAACGAGCCGCGCTATATCCGCATCGAGGACACCGACAAGCGCCGCGTCGCCATCCTGCGCCGCTTCCCGTCCATGCTCGCCGCCCACCAGACCGCCACCCAGATCCGCGCTCAGCTCGCCCAGGTGGAGTGCTGAGCATGTACGCGATGGATCACCAGCTCCGCGCCGACGTGCTGCAGCGCCTCGAGGGCGACCTCGGGATGCGGCACATCGCCGGGACGAACTACATGCGCAAGGGCGAGTGCCCGGCCTGCCACAAGCGCGAGCTGTTCACCGATCACCGCGCGCCCTGGGTTCTCAAGTGCGGCCGCGAGTCGAAGTGCGGCCAGACCTGGCACGTCAAGGAGCTCTATAGCGACCTGTTCGAGGACTGGTCCGAGCGCTTCAAGCCCACCAGCGACGCGCCGGCAGCGAGCGCCGACGGCTACCTCCAATTCGCCCGCGGCTTCGACCTGAGCCTGATCAAGGGCTGGTACAGCCAGGAGAACTACTGGGACCGCGCCCAGAGCATCGGCTCGGCCACCGTGCGCTTCGCCCTGGCCAAAGGCGGCTATTGGGAACGGCTGATCGATCGCCCTTCGCGCTTCGGCAAACAGAAAGCCCGCTTCCAACCCGGGGCCAGCTACCGCGGCGTCTGGTGGTGCCCGCCAAGCCTCGACCTGCAGACGGTCCAGGAGCTCTGGATCGTCGAGGGCATCTTCGACGCCATTGCTCTGACCCACCACGGCATCGCCGCGGTCTCGGCCATGAGCAGCAACGCCTACCCCGAGCAGTCCCTCAAGGACTTGGCCAACGCGCGCCAGGGCCGGCTGCCGAAACTGATCTGGGCCCTGGACAACGAGCCTGGCGCCCACCGCTACACCCGCCGCTGGGCCCGCCAGGCTCGTGAGCTGGGCTTCAAGTGCGAGGCCGCGCAGATCCCGCAGCCAGGCAGCCGCAAGGTCGACTGGAACGACCTGCACCAGCGCTGGGCCTTCGAGCAGGACGAGACGAAGCGCGAGGAACGCCGCGACCAGGACCTCAAGGAGGCGCGGTACCACGGCGCCCTGCTGCTGGCCGACACCGCCGCGGAAAAGGCGGTGCTGATGTACGAATGGCGCGAGCGCCACGAATTCCACTTCACCTTCGAGAGCCGCCTCTACTGGTTCAAGCTCGACCTGGACAAGTACAACAAGGCCCTCACCCACATCGAGGAATCCG